CAGACGAGGAACAGACGGTAAGTTTAGGGGAACGGTTCGACCGGTTCAAATCGGCGTTGTGGCAATCCGCTGACCGGTTGGCTTCGGCGGAGGGTTGGTCGGTAAAGAAGGGGGTGAAGGCCCGGCAATGATCGATCTAATACAAGGCGACTGCCTGGAGGGCTTGGATAATGCCAATAGTCTATATCGCTGGGCCATCATATCGCGAGGGCACTATTGTGGAGATTGACAACAACATCGCCCTCGCGCGGGAGGCCGCTAAAGGATTTTGGCGGCTCGGAGTCAAGGCCATCTGTCCGCACAGCAATACGGCGTTCTTTGACGGTTGCGCACCGGATGAATTGTTTATGGAACTCGATTGCGACATGATCGAAGCGTTGGCCGATGCCGTTGTCGTCTTGCCGAACTATTCGGGGTCGAGTGGGACGGCGATGGAAATCCAGTTCGCCACAGACCGCGACATTCCCGTTTTCTACCTGGGAAATCATGATTTCTGTTTTGCAATGGACCGCGACATTCCCCTTTTCCGACTAGATGAAAAGGCGGCAAAAATGATTCTGGAGAGGATCGAATACTGATGGACTACGCGAAATTCATCGCAAGCAAATCGCAAGACCAAACGCGTCACGGGTTCGATCCGCTCTGGGTTCCTGATTTCCTGTATGATTTCCAGCGCGATCTGCTATCCTGGGCCACGGTCAAGGGCCGCGCGGCTATTTTTGCCGATTGTGGTTTGGGTAAAACGCCGATTCAGCTGGTGTGGGCCGAGAACGTAATCCGCAAAACGAACGGGCGCGTCCTGATTCTGACCCCGCTGGCCGTCGCCTTGCAAACCAAACGAGAGGCGGAAAAGTTTGGGATTGAGGCTGAGATTTCGCGCGACGGGAAACCGGCGCAAAATATAACGATAACGAATTACGAAATGCTTGGGCATTTTTCGCCGGAGGATTATGTTGGCGTTGTCTGTGACGAGTCGAGCATTCTGAAATCGTTTTCTGGGACGCGCCGCAAGCAGATTACGCGATTCATGCAAAAAACACAATATCGCTTGCTCTGCACGGCTACGGCCGCGCCGAACGATTACATCGAACTTGGGACATCATCCGAGGCGTTGGGGGAACTGTCGAACTCGGATATGTTGGCAAGGTTTTTCAAATATCTCGACGACAAAGGCCAACGTAAGGAAACAAAACTGCAAGACCGCGCGGAGGTTGCGATTCGGAATAACGGAGATTATTACGCCAAACTATCATACCGCGTTGCTCAAACAATAGGCCAATGGCGGCTGAAACATCATGCTGTAATTCCGTTCTGGCGTTGGGTTTGTTCTTGGGCTCGCGCATGTCGTATGCCATCGGATCTTGGGTTTGAGGATGGCGATTTTATCTTGCCTGAGCTAATCTGTGTCGATCATTTGATTATGCCGGATAGCCCGCCGGATGGTATGATGTTCAACTTGCCCGCGTTTGGCCTGGCGGAAGAACGCGAGGAACGCAGGAGAACGCTCCGGCAAAGGTGCGAATACGTTGCGGGATTGATTGACCACAACGAACCCGCCGTTGTGTGGTGTCACATGAACGCCGAAGGCGACTTGCTCGAAAAGATAATACCCGGCGCGCAACAGATTGCGGGGAAAACGCCGAACGATGAGAAGATTGAGAGATACAATGCGTTCTTGGATGGTTCGTTGCGCGTCTTGGTTATCAAGCCCAAGATTGGCGCATGGGGGTTGAATTGGCAACACGTTAACCATGTTGTTACATTCGCGACGCATTCTTACGAGCAATACTATCAGAGCGTCCGGCGATGCTGGCGTTTTGGGCAAAAAAAACCTGTGCGCCTTGATGTAATCGCGACGTCTGGGGAAGAGCGAGTGCTTGCGAACATGCGAAGCAAGGCGGAAAGAGCGGAACTTATGTTTGATGCTCTAGTCCGAGAAATGAACCAATCACAAAAAATCCGGCACACAACCGGATATATCAATACACTGGAGGCCCCGGCATGGCTGTGAAAGATCAGGAAGTTGCGGAAAACTATGCGATATATTGCGGCGATTGTGTTGAGGTTTTGTCATCGCTCCCGCCGAACACCGTTCACCTGACAGTCTATTCTCCCCCGTTTGCTGGCTTGTATGTCTATTCGAGCGATCCTCGCGACATGAGCAACTCCATTGATCGTGACGAGTTTTTTGCGCACTATGGTTTTTGCCTTGACCAGATCGCGCGCGTTACGATGCCGGGGCGGATTTCCGCCGTGCATTGCATGGACATCCCTCTGTCAAACGCAGGATGCGATTCGTTCTTCGATCTTCCTGGCCGGATAATTCTGGAACACGAAAAGCGCGGGTTTGCTTATGGCGGGCGGCGCGTTATTTGGAAAGAGCCGCTCATGGTGCGCAATCGGACGATGATGAAATCGCTACACCACAAAACACTCTGTGAGGATTCGACGCGCACAAGCATTGCCAACGCAGATTTCCTCCTGATGTTTCGCCGCAAGGGGGAAAACAAAATCCCTGTCACACACGAGCGCGGCCTGTTGAACTATGCAGGGGAACGCAATCCGCCAGCGAACGTTATTCACGACCGAGGCAAGCCGGGAGATCAAAAGGTAAACACATATTCGCAGTGGATTTGGCGGCAATATGCCTCATCTGTTTGGGATGATATCCGCATTGACCACACGTTGGACTTTAGGCAAGCGAAAGACGAAGAAGACGAAAAGCATGTTCATCCCCTACAACTCGACGTAATTGAGCGCGCCGTTGTTATGTGGTCGAATCCTGGCGAAACGGTTCTGACTCCGTTCATGGGCGTGGGGTCCGAGGTGGTCGTTCCGGTAGAGCTTGGGCGTCGCGCAATCGGAATCGAACTCAAGCCGAGCTACTATAGGCAAGCAAAGGCAAACATCGCGGCTGCTTTGGAAGCGGGGCCGCAAGAACAAGCAGACATGTTCGGGGAAATCCAATGAAAAAACCAACTCGCAAAATCAAGCGCGTCTACATCGCGGGGCCGTATCGAGCCGATACGGCATTCGGGATCGAACGGAACATCATGGCTGCGAAGAGATGGGCGGCTGAATTCTGGAAACGCGGGATCGCCGCATTCTGTCCGCACGCTAATACCGCGCATTTCGATGGCATAGCGCCGGACGAAGTTTTCCTGGAGGCCGGTCTGGACTTCCTGCTCGACTGCGACGCGCTGGTCGTCATTCCGGAATACCACAAGGCCGCGATTAGATCGGAGGGGACGGCGGCGGAAATGAGATTCGCGACGTCGATCCCCATCCCGATCTTTTACCTGCGGAATATTTCCCCCGACGCAATTGTCGAACACCTCACAGGCAAGGAGGATCGACCGTGCGCTTGAAAAAAGTCATGGTTGCTGCCCTCATTATCGCGGCAATCCTCGACCCGCGGACCATCTACATTCGTTGGTCGCGCGCATTATCATTCCTCAGGATTCGAGGACCACAATGATTGCAATCAACGGCTGGCAGTTCTTTCCACATTGGGGTGAGGACACGCTTCGCGCCATTGCAGAGGCATACAGGCGAGGGGATAGATTGACGGCAATATGCAAGCAGTTCCGATGTAGCAGACAAACCATATGGCGCGTACGCGATGCGTTCGGACTCACCAAGAGACCGCACGGCGGCGCAACGAGGTGGTCGAGGAAATATGAGAACTGAGCCAGAATTGGAGGGCGCGAAATGAGCAATGGAACGAAACGCCCGGTTCACCGAGTAGTTTCAGAGGACCGCAGGTTTAAGCGCGGGCCAGTGCCGCCCAACAGCAAATGCCTATTCGGCGCGGACCAGAAGCCGAAACAGATCGTTTCGCCAAATCACGGCATCCGTGGATATGCGCGGTTCCGGCGATACGTCCGGGCGCTGGCCGCAGAGGTCGAGCGGATGATGGGAGAAAGGACGGCTGGAACGTGAAATTCACACTCTGTCGGGTATGTGATGGGACCGACTTTTTGCTGCCTAAGTTTGCTGATCGAGACTTATTGA